AGGACGAAGTGGACACACTTTCGGCCGGACTCAATGACACCATCAAGGCCATTGCCGAAGAACTGGAGATCAAACCTGCTGTGTTGAAAAAAGCCATCAAACTGGCACACAAGGCTGAATTTGGTCGAGCCAAACAAGATCACGAGCAGTTGGAAACTATCTTGGAAACTGTGGGCAAGACTCTTTGAGCAAGTTTCTTGGCGATATTTTCGGTTGGATCCAGGACGATTACAAAACCCATCCCACACGCTTTGTTATTGAGATTACAGCTTGGGCAGTGTCAATCGGTTGTGCCATCACCATGGCACTCACGGTGCCAGTCCCACCATTGATCGTTCTTTATCCCATCTGGATCATTGGTTGTTGTATGTATGCCTGGGCCAGTTACTCTCGCAAGAGCTTTGGTATGTTGGCAAACTATGTACTACTGGTCAGCATTGACAGCATTGGACTGACAAGAATGCTGTTACAAGGAACATAGATGTTGGGATTTGTCAAAGATCAATTGGTGTATCTCAAATGTGCAAAGAATGGCTGCATGACCTATTCAGAATTTTTAAAACGGCACGGATGGACAGAAATTGATCTATTAGAAAATGATCTAAATCTCAGTGAAATGATATTATGGGGACACATCACTGACCCCCACCATCGACACACAAGAGGCGTTGAACAATATGTGTTAGCAAACTCTATCAACGTTCAAGAAGAAAAAATTGAAAAATTGTTAGTCAGCGGGGTATTCGACGAGCATACTTACAGTTTGAGCATGATGCTTGGATCACTGTGGCATTTGCCAATACATTGGATTCCGCTTGATGCTAAAATTACAAAATGGAACCAATTCCCAGAACCGCCCGAAGAACTCAATGGCGACGATCTGACTAATTTGTTTTTTCAGGAACAAGAGATTGATTTAAAAATCACCATCCACGATAGATTACATGTGTCTACAGAATTTAAGATTAGAGATCACATCAAAGAATTAAAAGAAAAGTATCATACTAATTATCAAAAACTTGTAAAAAATTTTCTACAACAAGACCTTCTGTTGTATGCCAAAGTAGTCAATGACTATAATAAAAAATATTTACTTCTGGGCGATAAAAATAAGTAGTTGTGGAGTCGCTCACCCTGACGAGCATGAATCACGGCAGACCAGCCATAATTGGAGGAATATATGAGTTATGTTGACGCACTTTATGATCGAGCACACGATCGCATACATGTGGTTGAAAGGAAAGATGGCGAGAGAGTCTATCGCGAATATCCGGCCAACTATGTGTTCTACTATGACGACCCCCGAGGCAAGTTCCAATCAATCTATGGCACACCTGTGGCAAGATTTTCTTCAAAGAACAACAAAGAGTTCCGCAAAGAAGTTCGCATGCACTCCGGCAAGAAGATCTATGAAAGTGATATCAATCCCATCTTCCGCTGCTTGGAGGACAACTACAAAGGCCAAGATGGTCCTAAACTACACACAGCATTCTTCGACATTGAAGTAGACTTTGATCCTGAACGCGGATTCTCACCGGTGAGCGATCCATTCAATCCAGTCACAGCCATATCCATCTACATGGATTGGTTGGATCAGATCGTCACGCTGGCTGTGCCGCCCCGGCACATGAGCATGGAGACTGCACAGGATATTGCCAGTGAGTTTAGCAACTGCTTTATGTTTGAAAAAGAAGCGGACATGTTGAAATCATTCTTGGACTTGATACAAGACGCAGACATCCTTACTGGATGGAACTCGGAAGGCTATGACATACCTTACACAGTGAATCGCATCTGTAGGGTACTGAGCAAAGATGACACACGGCGAATGTGTTTGTGGAATCAGTTTCCCAAGCAGCGCATGTTCGAACGCTTTGGTGCAGAGAACGAGACCTTTGACTTGGTGGGGCGTGTGCATATGGACTATATGCAACTGTATCGCAAATACACCTACGAAGAGCGGCATAGTTATGCACTAGATGCCATTGGTGAATACGAAGAGATTGGTCGCAAGACTGCGTTTGAAGGCACCTTGGATCAACTTTACAATCAGAACTTCAAGACCTTTATCGATTACAATCGCCAGGACACAATGTTGATAGGCAAGCTGGACAAGAAACTGCGTTTCTTGAGTCTGGCCAACACCCTGGCCCATGAAAATACCGTGCTGCTACAAACCACAATGGGTGCAGTGGCAGTGACTGAGCAGGCCATTATCGTGGAAGCTCATGAACGTGGTATGGTAGTTCCCAACCGTAAAGAAAGGCTCACAGATGAAGACACGCAAGCCGCAGGTGCCTATGTTGCTTATCCCAAAAAAGGCATCCACGAATGGATCGGTAGTATCGACATCAACTCGCTCTATCCCAGTGCTATTAGGGCCCTTAACATGGGGCCCGAAACCATTGTTGGTCAACTGCGGCCCATAATGACCGACAGGCTGATCCGAGACAAGATGGCCCAGGGAGACAGCTTTGCTGCTGCTTGGGAGGGCCTGTTCGCCAGCCTGGAATACACAGCCGTGATGGAACAACAACGCGGCACTGAGATCACTATAGATTGGCAGGATGGTGCAGAGACTGTGCATTCAGGTGCTGAGATATGGAACATGATCTTTGATTCAAATCAACCATGGATCTTGAGTGCCAATGGCACAATCTTCACATATGAGAAAGAAGCTGTGATTCCTGGCCTGCTCAAGCGTTGGTACAGTGAGCGCAAGGACATGCAGGAAAAAGCCCGAGAATACGAAGGCCGAGATGATGTGCAGTATGAATACTGGGACAAGCGACAACTGGTCAAGAAGATCAACTTGAACAGCTTGTATGGTGCTATCTTGAATCCTGGCTGCAGATTTTTTGACAAACGCATTGGGCAATCAACCACCCTGGGCGGAAGAACCATTGCCAAGCACATGGATGCGTATGTGAATGAATGCATCACCGGTGAATACGATCATGTAGGTAAAAGTATCATCTATGGTGACACAGACTCTTGTTACTTCTCAGCTTGGCCCATGCTGGAGAAAGAAGTTGCGGAAGGACGCATGGAATGGTCTGCGGAGACTTGCATTGCACTGTATAACTCCATAGCAGATCAGGTGAATGAATCATTCCCGAGCTTCATGGAGCAGGCATTCCATTGTCCAAGAGACATGGGATCTGTGATCCGTGGTGGTCGAGAGATTGTGGCTAGAACTGGCCTGTTCATCACCAAGAAGCGGTATGCTGTGCTGTACATCGACAAAGAGAACAAGCGTGTGGATGTGAATGGCAAGCCCGGCAAGGTCAAGGCCATGGGCTTGGATCTGAAACGATCGGATACCCCTGTGATTATTCAAGAGTTCCTTAGCGAGATTCTAAATAAGGTACTAACAGGAACACAGAAGGATGAGATCGTGACACGCATAAGAGAGTTCAAATACATATTCATGGAACGACCAGGCTGGGAAAAAGGTTCACCCAAGCGTGTGAATAACTTGACCAAGTACAGGAAAGAAGAAGAACGACTGGGCAAAGCCAACATGCCCGGCCATGTGCGGGCAGCCATGAACTGGAACAATCTGCGGCGCATGAACTCGGACAACTACTCCATGCAGATCGTGGATGGCATGAAAACCATCGTGTGCAAACTCAAACCCAATGCACTGGGGTGGACCAGTATTGGCTATCCCACAGATGAGATGCACCTGCCACAGTGGTTCAAAGACTTGCCGTTTGCGGATGACGAGATGGAAGCCACGGTGGTGGATCAGAAGATCGACAATCTCTTGGGTGTGTTGGGCTGGGACTTGAAGAGCAGCACCAACACAGCCAACACATTTACCAGTTTATTTTCTTTCGAATGAAACTCAGCAACATAGTCCAATATCTAAATCATCTTGACACTCTCAGTGTGCATGCGGCTGCTGCCACAGCCATGGCAGAGGTCACCAAGATCACTCATACAGTACAACACAGTGCGATACAGGCCGGTGATCATGCAGCCGCACTGATATCAATACAAGAGAACTTAGAAACATCTCTAAAGCAATACGAAGAAGAATTAAAAAAACTTCGTGAAGATGTTCATGAGTTGATCCAGAATCACGAGCCCATATACTTTGCCAACAGTACCGATCTTTATCGGCAGGGCCTGCGATCGGATCCGGTGCCTCATATCCTACAACGGACCCGGTTCATAGACTCTGCTACCGAGAAACTGTTGATTGACAGGTTAATCACATACACCGACTGGCGGTATCCAGGCATGGTGATTCGCCCGGCGCACAGTCCTGGTCTGGAGAGCTTGGTAGCCTTGGATCCGTTGTATCTGGTAGACACCGATCAGGCTCTGCTGGATCCTGTGACCTGTTTGTTCACTTCGGGGTATCAACGCAGATTGCGTTACTATGTGATAGATGAATACGCACAGCAAAACATATTTTGGAATCTTCCTGTGCAGCAGTTTGGTCTTGTGTATGCGTTCCAATACTTTGAATACAAACCTTGGGAAGTTTTACAGCAGTATCTAGATGAAATATTTGCATTGTTGCGACCGGGCGGCAGTTTTTTATTCAGTTTCAATGATTGTGATCATTGGAGAGCTGTGGGATTGACCGAACATCACTTCTGTTGTTACACTCCAGGCCGGCTGATACGAACTCATGCGAAAAAACTAGGATTTGAAATCACCTATGATCATCATGACCATGCAAACACTTCGTGGCTGGAATTACGCAAACCGGGCATGCTTGACAGTATCCGCGGAGCACAGACCCTGGCCGGTATCTTCCAAAAGGTCAACTTGATGCCAGAAGTTGTTGACAATTCCGCACAAGATCTATATAATCAACTGGACTTGACAATGTTGATTGAATTGGCTGGCGTTTTACATGTGGATATCAGTGAGGCCAAGACCAAACGTGAATTTACTATCAAAAAAGTCCGGCAAACCATATCTGCATATCTTGATTCAAAGAATTATTCCGAAGAATATCTTCGACAACTATTTAACCAAAGGAAAAACAAATGAAAGACCATCTCTTAGACCTAGTACAACACACTTATGATCTCGGCTGCATTGACTTGATCAAGGTGACCGGCACTGATGCCGACACCTGTGTGAACGGTGTTGCTGAAGACATCT